GAACTTTTCCCAGTCCCAGACAGGCTCCCAAACGATGCCGTTGATAGCATCAGCACCATCTTCTTTGCCGCACTCCAGGAACAGGTAAGAATCAGGACCGGCGAGCTTATCACAATACTCCTTGATGATGGTGGTTTTGCCGCATCCGGATTCGCCCATCAGTGCAAGATTGAAGGCCAATGGGTCAAGTTTAATTTCATTCTTTCTTCCGTATTTACCCATGTAATGTATTCTCCTTTGAAATTTTCTGAGAGTTTGTGTAGGAGTATTCTCCATAAAGTTCTTCACGCAGTTCATTATTGCGTTTAATTGCGTCGTCCAGATTCATAAAGAATCCGCCATACACACGTTTCATACCGCGACCAGCACGGACAATATAGCCACCAGTTTTATGCTCAACAGTGATTCCAGGAATACCTGTTTTTGTAATTTTAGAGTAACGCTGATTTGCCATATTATTTAATTGTGACACGATACGTAAATTTGATTTACGGTTGTCTAATGGATTGCCATTGATATGGTCTACTACTTTGTCGTAGGTAAACTTCTCGAAACCGATACCCATAACGAGTCTATGAAGATATACGGTTTCGCGGTTATAACCAAGCCCTTTTGGTGCTTCACAAAAAACATGGTCTGTTTTTTCTTTTTTGCGCCAATAGAATTGCTTGATAATGTCATAATCTTCTTTGTCGAAAATAAATTGCTCACCACTTTTTAATTTTCCGACACCGTAATCAAACGACTCCATGTCATATTTATTTGTCCCATGCTGGTGCTGATAGTTCAATTCATAGCGTTTACAACCGCAAGATTTAACTCCGCCGCTTATAAGGTTTCCGTAGCTGACCCATTTTTCAGTGCCGCAATCACAACGACACAGCCATTCTGTATGCACATTTTTATTAGTGCCAACTGTTTTATGTTGATCGAGCACCGTAAGATAGCCATAACGTTTACCAGATAAATCAATAAGACGTGAGCCTTTACTACATCCGCATGATGTTTTAGTCCCTTCAGATAAATACCTGGCAGGAACCCATACATCATTTCCGCAATCACATTTGCAATGCCACGTTACGAGTGTTCTCTTTCCGTTTGGAGACAGCCTTTTTTCATGTTCAGATAAAACAGTAAGCATGCCAAAGCGCTGTCCTGCCAAATCCTTAAACACCGGCATCAGAACAGCTCCAGCTCGTCCTCGAACGG